AGATGCGGCAGCGCGCGCCGTGCGACGCGCGCCGCCGCCTCTCGGGGAAACTCAGACGGCAGCCAGGAGCAGCTTGGCCGTGGACTTCTTCGTCGTGGCGTCGGAGGCGTCGTGCACGCTCGCGGCGAAGCGCTCGTTCCCGCGCACGGCGATAGCGTCGTCCCCGAAGTAGAAGTGCGGGCTGTACTGGACGTTGAACGCGCGGCGGTCTCCGAACGCCGCCGCCGTCTCCAGCGAACCGAAGAAGGCGACGAACGCGCCCGCCGCGGGCGCGGCGCTGAGTGCGCTCGTGAAGATGACGGGGTAGCCGAACAAGCTCGGCCCGACGCCGCCCGCCAGGTCGTCTTTCGTGTTCCCGCCCGCCGCGTAGAGCAGCCGCATGGCGCTGCGCGCGAAGACGGATCGGTTCATGATCCAGACGGGGTTGTTCAGGTCGGAGAGCGCGTAGTCCGCCACCGATCCCAGCACCGAGATGAAGTTGTTCTGCGTGAGCAGCTCCGGCGTCGTGATGCCCGCGCCCGCGGTCACCGTGCCCGCCGCGAGCGTGGCGGGGATCAGGCCCGTGATGTTCATGAACGCCGCGGTCCCGTCGCCATTGAGAAGGCAGTTGTCCTCGAAGAAGGCGGCCTGGTACGCGAAGTCGCGCGCGAGCACGTCGCCCACGTACGGCAGCGAGTCCTCGTTCAGCTCGGAGCTGATCTTCGTCATGCCGCCGCACTTGCGCGCCGTGAGCGTGACGTAGCCGCCCGCCGCGTCGGTCACGGTGGAGGCGGCGTTCTCCGCGATCGCCGCCCAGGTCGGGCGCGTGGTCACCTTCGGGATGGAGAGCACGTCGCGCGACATGGGCCAGATGCGCATGGCCTGGCGCACGGCGCCCACCAAGCCCATGATGTCGATGATCTCGCTCGAGAACTCGATCGGCGTGAGGAACCCGCCCGACGCCTCCGTGCCGACGCCCATGGCGCGGGACTCGCCGGCGGACTGCGCGGTGTCCGGCCGCAGCTCGATGCCGCGCTTTGCGAGCCAGTCGCGCGAGCTGCCCACGCCCTTCGTCGCCAGGATGAAGTGGCAGAACCCCGCGGCGCGCTCGGCGCCGCCCTCGCCGCGGAAGACCTTCAGCCCGCGCGCCTGGGCCTGCTTGATCCTTTCGGGCGTGACGATCCCGGGCGTGTACGGCCGCGCGCTCCGGGGTTCCAGCTCGCGCTGGGTGCTGCGGTTGTCGTGGATGAGCTGCTTGCGCCGCTCCGTCTCCAGCTCGTTGATCTCGCGGCGGAGCGCGTCGGACTGCTCGATGAACCCGTCCACGCTGCGCAGCTCGTCCTCCGTCAGCGGGCGCTTCTCGTCGTCGCCCTTCGTCATGATCTGCTCGGCCTGGGACAGGAGCGCGTCGCGCTTGTCCTTCTTCGCCTTGACTTCCTCGTAGGTGGGCACGTTCCGGACTCCCGCGCGCGAGCAGGGCCGGCAGACGAATCGCGCCGCGGCGTGCCGCGCGCACTTGTGGTGCGTTTGTGGTGGCGATCCGGGACGGGCTCGGCCGTCCAGTCCTCGCATTCGACGGTGCGCCGCGCGCTCGGGCGCCGCGCTCCCGCCAGGGGAGATTATGCGCCGCGCAGCTGGGCGATGCGGAGGCGGCGTCGGGACGCCTGGCGGCGCACCGCCTGGCCGTCCGCCAGCGCGAACCGCTCCAGGCTGCGCAGCGCGACCGCGGTGTCGGGGTATGCCGGGAAGCTCACGGGCGAGACTTCCAGCAGCTCCACCGCGATCAGCTGCCGCTCGTGGAGTCCGCCCTTCCGGTCCCAGCGGTCCTCGATCGTCGTGAACGAGAAGCTCATGCCGTCCAGGTCCCGCCGCGACACCAGTTCCTCCACGTCGCGCCCGTCCGACGTGTCGGGCAGTTCCAGGTCGAACCGCAGCCCGCGCTCGTCCTCCGCGAGCTGGAGGGTCCCCGCCCCCTGGCGTCCCAAGAGGCGCCCGGGATCGTGGTTGAAGAACGCGCGCACGTCGGCGCCCGGGCGCGCGAGCGTGGCCCGGAAGGCCCCGGGCGCGATCGTCTCCGTGAACCCGCCCAGGTCCACGCTGCGGCTGTTGAAGACGGCCGCGTAGCCGGACAGGCGGCGCCCGTTGCCGGAAAGGCGGGCCTCCGGGCGCGTGATCGTGCGTCGTTCGACGGTCGTGGTCATTCGAGCAGCTCCTGTCCGGCCAGTCGGCGGAGCACGTTTTCCGCCAGGCCCTTCGTGCGCGCGGGCGCCCAGGCGTTCGCCGCCGCCTCCGCGCCGGCGGCGCCGCACAGCGACAGCTCGCGGCGCGACCATTCGACGTGCGCGCTTGCGGCCTCGATCGCCACCGCCTCGGGGAGCGCGGCGGGCGCGAATCCCGCGAGCTGGAGGAGCGCGTGGAGCGTCCGCGCCGCGGGCTCGAGCGCCTCGGCCAGCTGCCGCACGTGCACCGCGTAGAACCTGTCCAGGCGGGTCTCCCCGTCGGCGCTGCCCGCGGCGTTCGACACCGCGCGGCGTTCCTTGTCCACCATGCGCGCCGCCGCGTCGAGCAGCGGCGGCGTGGCCGCGAGCACCAGGGCCCGCAGCTCGGGACCCCCGGACAGGGCGCGCGGCGCTGCGCCCGCGGCCTCGCCCTCGGCGCCCGTGTCTCCAAGCGCTCCGGGTTCGGCCGCGGACGCGGCCGGCCCCTCTTGGGGAGGCGCGGTCGGCGGCGGTTTCGATGCGTCCACCATGTTGAGCGGCTGGAGGTAGGTGTCTCCGCCCTCGACGGGCGGCATGTTCTCCAGGCGGCGGATGTCGTTCGACGACAGCCATCCCCACTGGCGCCCGACCGCGTAGGCGTCGTAGCGCGATTTCGTGTCCCCGCGAAGCGCGCCCTCGATGAGGACCTCCGCGTAGACGCCAGGCCCGCGCACCGCGAGCACGCTCCGGCGCAGCGCCGTCTCCAGGCGGCGAATCCACGCGAGCAGCGTGTTCGTCACGTACTCGATCGACAGGTGCTCGATGTTGCTGAAGGTCCCCCGCGAGAGGTCCCCGACCATGTGCGGCGGCATCCGGAACATGCGCGCGATGTCCTCGATCCCGAACCGCGCCGTCTCCAGGAACTGCGCATCGCGCGGGTTGATCGTGATGGGCACCAGGTCCATGCCTTCCTCGAGAATGGCCGTCCGTCCGGCGCGGTCCGGTCCCTGGTGCATGGACTCCCACTCGCGCCGCAGCTGCTCGTGCGCCGCGGGCGTCAGCTTCCCGGGATGCTTCAGGAGCGCGCTGGGCGCGGCCCCGTTCACGTAGAACGCGCCGGCGAAGTCCCGCTGCGCAGAGTGCGCCTGGAGCGAGCGCGCGAACAGCTGGGCGGGCGTGTATCCCACGATCCCGTCGAACGCGAGCCCGTGGACGTGGAGCACCCGTTCCGGAGGCAGCGCCGCCGCCGTCCCGTCCGGCTGGCGGTACTCGTAGAACAGCGCTCCGCCCTCCGTGCGCCGCGGCGTCGTGCGGTCGGGATTGAGAATCCACAGCTCGCGGGCCTCGCCGGTTCCGTCGGTCACGATCTCCGCGTACCCGTTTCCCCAGCCCACGGCGTTCGACACGATCGCCTCCACGAACGCCAGCGCCGACTGCTCGGGGTTGGGCGCGTCGTGGAGCAGCCGGTAGAGCGGGTCGGTCGTCAGTCGGCGCTTCTCGCCCTCGCCGTCGTCCTCGTAGACGATCAGCGGCAGCTTCGCCACGTCCTCCGCGATGTTGCGGACGCACGCGGTGTAGGTGGGCAGCGTGAGCGCCTGGTGCGCGTTGAGGTAGTCCTGCTGCTGGAACGGGAAGACGGGCCCTGGGCCCATCGTGCTCCAGCCCACCAGGTCCGGGTTTCCGCGCACTTCGGGAAGGCGGCGGCGCGACGGGCGGCGCGGCGCTTGTCCGCGCTTGGCGCCGGCCCGGGTTCCGTCCTTCGTGGTGGGCACCGCGACAAGATACGCGCCGCTCAGACGTGGAGCATCCCGCGGCTGTCGTAGACGCTGCCGCCGCCGGCGGTCGATGCAAGCCCGACGCCCATGAGCAGCGCCACGATTCCGTCGATGCGCTCCGTGCTGCGGCGCTTGGAGGGTTTCAGGTTTCCGGCCGGATCGATCTCGACGCAGACGTTGCTGGCGCACCAGCGGAGGACGGGGTTTCCGCCGTGCGCGAGCGTCAACCCCATCACGGCGCGCTCGAGCTGGCGGCACGGGTCCGCGAAGCTCTGGAACCCCTGGCGGAACTCCACCACGGTCGCGCCGTCCTCCTGGAGCTGGCCGGACAATTGGCGGCTGTTCCACGGGTCGATGGCGAATCCGCGCACGTCCCAGCGGCGCGACAGCTCCACCAGGTCCGCGCGGAGGCGCTCGTAGTCGCAGACGTTTCCGGGGGTGAGCGTGACAAGCCCTTGGCGCGCCCAGGTGAGGTACGGAACCTTGTCGCGCCGCTCGCGCTCGCGGGCGTTGTCCTCCGGAATCCAGAAGTGCGCGCGGCACGCGAACCCGCCCCCGGGGGCGTTCCACACCTGGAGCGCGGCGGTCAGGTCCAGCGTGCTCGCCAGGTCCAGACCGACCCAGCACGGCGCGGACTTCAGCCAGCCGTCGTCGGGCATGGCGGGCGCCGCGTCCCACTTCGCCATCGGCAGCCAGCGCACCGCCTGCTGCGTCCACTGGTTCAGGTGGAGCTGGCGGAAGGTGTTTTCGTAGGTGGGTTCCTCGCGCGCCCGGGCGCACTCGCGGCGGAGGTACTCCAGGGAGAGCGACACGCCCAGGCCGGGGTTCGCCCGCGCCCAGACGCGCTCGTCCGTCCAGTCGTCCTTCTCGTCCGCGCCGAAGACGACGGGAAGGAACGCAGGATCGGAGATGATCCCGTCGCGGACCTTCTGCGCGTACACGTGCTTCCGCCAGGCGAGGCTCTCGCGGTCGTGGCCCGCGGTCGTGATCGAGAGGACGAGAGGCTGGCGGCGCGCGCCCGTGGAGGTCGCGAGCACGTCGAACAGGTCCGCGCTGGGCCAGGCGTGGACCTCGTCGCAGACCGCGACGTGGGTGTTGAACCCGTGCTTCGTGTCCGCGTCGGAACTTATCGCCTTGTAGGTGGACTGCTCGCGCTCGAAGACGATGGCGTTCCGGAGCACGGTGGAGCGCTTGAGCAGCTCGGGTTCCGCATTGACCATCCCGCTCGCGATCTCGAAGACGATCCGCGCCTGTTCGCGGTCTGCCGCGGCGCTGTAGACCTCCGCGCCCAGCTCGCCGTCGGTGTAGAAGCACGCGAGCGCCACGCCCGCCGCGTACGTGCTCTTGCCGTTCTTGCGCGGGACCTCGATCCAGCCCTCGCGGAACCGCCGCGTCCCGTCGCGCCGGCGCCAGCCGAACAGCGTGCGCGTGACGTCCTGCTGCCAGCGCTCGAGCACGAACGGACGACCCGCCAGCTCGCCCTTGCGGTGGGTGAGGCACTCCGCGAAGAAGGCGCACGCCTGCTCGGCGGCGGCGTGGTCGTAGCGGCAGCCCGCCGCGTCGGCGCGGGGATCGAATCCCGCGATCGCCTCAGGCGCCGAAGAACCGCGCCTTGCCGTTCGCCTTGCCATGCTCGGGTTCTTCCGGCGCCGCGGCGCGGACGCGGCCCCTCGATGCGGGCGTCAGTCCCAGCTCGCCCGCCAGGCGGTTCGCGGTCGCGCTGAGTCCGCGCATCACCTTGGCGATGGCGTCGAAGTCCTTGGCGTTCCGGCAGCGGCCCAGGCGGTCCACCAGCTTCTCCCATGCGGCCTGGGCCACGCAGTAGCGCGCGAGCGCGTCCGCGTCGATGCGGGAGATGGCGCGGGCCTGGACGAGCAGCGGGACGGTGCGCGCCCACACTGCGGCGGCGCGTCCTCGGATCATCGTCGGGCAGTCGGGTTCGGCGCATTCGGTCACCATCCGCGCGCCGTGGCGGTCCGCGCGGTGGGTGCCGCGCAGCTTGAGCACGTTCGCCGGCGTCGGGGTGCGTCCGCGCGTCATGCGCTTTCCGCGAACAGCGGCGCGGCCTCGCTCTCAGCCGATCTCCAGGTCCAGCTCACGCGCAAGTATTCCGAACGCATGCGCCGCCGCCAACGGGCAAACTCCGTTGCCCAGCGTGCGAGCTGCTGGAACAGCGAGCTGGAGTCCCCAGTCAAGTCCGTAGCCGCCGGTGCAGACCGACAGCACGCGGAGAGGTTCGGAGGCGCGATCATCCACACTGTTCAGCCGCCCAGGTACGGGATCGTCGGATCGCCGGCCAGCCTCACCAGGAACCACAGCGCCACGCACACCGCCACCAGCGCGATGAGTCCTTCCGCGAGCACGCGCAGGACCGCGATCGGAATGCGCCGCGCCGCGATCCACAGGACCGCGAGCACCACGCCCCACAGCAGGAGCTGGACCAGGATGCGCGCCAGCTCGGAAAACGCCATGTCGGCAAGCACGTAGGGCACGGGTCACCGCCTTTCGGGTCAGAGTCCGCCGCGTCCGGTGCGCGGCTTCGTGGTGCGCGGCCGTTCGCGGCGCCGCGTGCGCTGCTGCGCGCGGACGTATTCCAGCGCGTGCTTGTAGCAGCGGTTCCGCCAGGGTCCGAACCCCGCCAGCTCCGTGCATCCGGGCTCCGAGCAGAGCGCCCCGCTGGTCGTGCGCTTCGCGCGCTGCTTCGTCATTGGGGCGGCCCCGTCCTCTGCACAAAATCCCTGGCCTCCATCCGATCCGCCGTCTCGCGCAGCCACTTGATTGCGTCCGCGCGCTGGACGTTGGACACGAACTGCGCGGTCCCGCGCTGATTGAGGACCCCGGCGATCACGACGAAACCGGACGAGCGCGGGAGCACCGCGCGCACGCACTGGCCCACGTGATCGAAACACTC